CCTTCACCGTGGAGCCCGGCGGGCGCGGCGGCGGTTCCGGCATCGGTTTTAGTGGCGGCTGGCCGTCTTCTGGTGGCGGCAGCGGCAAGGACGAAACCACCGCAGACCTTCCCGCGCGCATGAATGTCAAAATCGGCTCCAACCGTGTCTATGAGGACATGGTACGCGCCTTTGTTGCCGCACATGGTGACGCGCTGGAAGAACACGGCGTGGTCGTGGATGAACAGGGCTTCGCTACGAAATACCGCCACGGCAACGCGGGCAGTATTTCAGGGCTGACCGGCAACGGCAAGGAAATTGCCATTCACAACCACCCGCGTGACGGCTGGCCGACCTTCAGCAAAGAGGACGTCATCAATACCGCCCTTGGCACCCGGCGCGGCATTGTGGCCGTCAGCACCAAAACCGGACGCGGCGACGATACGGCGCGATATGCGGGCGTGTACACCTTCACGAAGGGCACGCATTTTAACGCTTCCGGCTTTGTAAAGGCGGTCAACAGCGCTCAGCTCAGCGGCAAAGACTACAACGACGCGGTTTCTAAGTGGCTGAAAGCCAATCAGCAGAAATTCGGTTACAAGTACAGCTATCAGAAAGCGAAGTGACGAAGGAGGAAAAACCACAGATAGGAGGTGCGAAGCGTGAGCAGACCACAAGACAAGAACCTCATTCCTCTGACCGAACGCAGCGAAGAAGAGGCTCACGCTATCCGCTCTGCTGGTGGTAAAGCCAGTCAGGAGAAACGCCGTGAGCGGCAAATGATGGCTGACCTTCTTGAGCTGTATTCCGGCCTCCCGATTACCGATAAGCGCAAGCAGAACCGCCTGAAAAAGCTGGGCATCCCGTCTGAGGTGTTGACCCAAAAAATGCTTGTGGCCGACGCTCTTATGCGGTCAGCGCAGGCGGGCAACACCTATGCGATCCAGCTCTATATGGACATCACCGGTGAAACCGGCTTGGGCGGCAGCGCAAAGGACAACAATCTGCTTGAAGCTATCCAGAATGCCACAAAGGAGGACGTGAACACGGATGATATACCAGAACTTCAGCAAGCGGCAGCTTCTGACGCTGACGTGGTGGAATAAGCCGCAGTTCATGGACTGTGATGGCATCATCTGTGACGGCTCTATCCGTTCCGGCAAGACCGTTTCCATGACGGACGGCTTTATCCTGTGGAGCATGAGCCGCTTTAACGGTCAGAACTTCGCTATATGCGGCAAGACGATTGAATCGCTGCGCCGCAACGTTATAACCCTCATGCCGCAGTGGCTTGAGGGCATTTTCTCAATCACTGAACGCCGCAGTGAAAACAAGCTGATTATCACGTCTGGCGGCGTGACCAACAGCTACTATATGTTCGGCGGCAAGGACGAATCAAGCTACACACTGGTGCAGGGCATCACGCTTGCGGGCGTGCTGTTCGACGAAGTGGCCCTCATGCCTCGCTCTTTCGTGGAGCAGGCTATGGCTCGTTGCAGCGTGGCCGGTTCTAAGTTCTGGTTCAACTGCAACCCCGAAAACCCCGGTCACTGGTTCTATGTGGAATGGATCAAGAAAGCGCGAGAGCGGAACATCCTGTATCTTCATTTCACGATGGACGACAACCTGAGTCTTGCGCCTGAAATCAAGGCCAGATATGAGGGAATGTACACCGGCGTTTTCTACCGGCGTTATATCCTTGGTTTGTGGGTAAAGGCCGAGGGCCTTGTCTACCCCATGTTCGACCGCTCGGCGCATATCGTTCCAAAGGTCCCGGCGCTCAATCCACGGCACCGCTACTATGTGTCCGTGGACTACGGCACCGTCAACCCGTTTGCCGCTGGCCTGTACGATTACAGCCCCTCGGAGCAAAAAGCCATTATGGTCAAGGAGCTGTATTACAAGGGTGGCAGCAACAACCGTGTGGACAACGAGGCGTATTACAAGATGCTGTGCGACCTGATCGGGGACTATCCGATCCAGTACATCATCATTGACCCGTCCGCGTCGTCCATGATCGAGACGATACAAAAATACGGTAAATACATGGTTGTAAAGGCCGACAACGATGTTTTGAACGGCATTCAGGACGTGACGAAGTTCTTAAATGCCGGGTGCCTGTACTTCCATAAGAGCTGCAAGAGCACCTTCGAGGAGTTCGAGACGTATTCATGGGACGAGGAAAAGGCCGAAGACGCGGTTATCAAGGAAAACGACCATAGCATGGACCAGCTCAGATATTTCTGCCGGACTGCCCTGCGGAATGAACTGAAATGGATAGTTTAAGGCGGTGACGAAATGAATTTTTTTACGCGCCTGCTAAGGAGGATCAAAATGCTTTTTATTCATAGCGGGACCGATATTGCGAAAGCATTTGGCGTTGAACTCATTTCCTCGCCGGAAATGTCCAGCGCCCTTACAAACTGGGACCGCATTTCTACCGGCAAGCCGCCTTGGCTGAACGCCGAGGATGAAATCGGGACTATCAACATGGCAAAACACATCAGCGACACGCGCGCAAAGCTGGTGACGCTGGACATCGGTATTGCTATTTCCGGCTCGCCCCGTGCCGAGTATTTGCAGGGACTGGCCGACGACCTGCTCAAGCGCTTGCCTGACCGTGTATCGGAGGCTGAGCGGCTGGGCGGCATCATGCTCAAGTGGAACGGCGAAACATGGGACTTCATTCTGCCGGGCAACTTCGGCATTACGGCAAAGGACGACAACGGCGAAATCGTCGGTGCGATCTTCGCGGCGCATACCGCGCAGGGCAGCCGCCATTTCACACGGCTCGAATACCACCGCTTCGAGGGCAGCACCGCAGAGGGCGGCAAGCTCTACAAGATCACGAACAAGGCGTTTGAAAACCGGCTCAGCACGAAGGGCGAAGTTACCCTTGGTGAGGAAGTGGCGCTTGACAAGGTTGACGCATGGGCGCATCTGGCCCCCGAAGTTACCATTACCAACCTTGAAACGCCGCTGTTTGGCTACTATCGCGTTCCCGGCGCGAACACCGTTGACCCGTCGTCCCCGCTGGGGCTTTCCGTGTTCGCCAACGCCATTGCGGAGCTGAAGGCCATCGACATTGCCGTCAGCCGCAAGAATACGGAGATCGAGGACAGCAAGCACATTACCTTCGTCGGGCAGCAGCTCATTCAGAACGCGCAGAACCGCAATGTCGAGCTGCCGCGTTTCGTGAAGGGCCTCGGTATGGGTCTGTCTGACGGCGAGGTTTCCGCAATCCATGAGCACGCGCCGACGCTGTTGACCGACGCGCGGATCAAGGACATCAACTTCGACTTGTCTATGGCCGGTGTCAAATGCGGCTTTTCCGAAGGTGTGTTTGTACTGGACGGCCAGACCGGCATGATTACCGCAACACAGGTCGAGGCCGACGACCGCGACACCATCCAGACGATCAAGACCGACCGCGACGCGCTCAAGGACGCCATCACACAGGCGCTGGCAGGTGCTGACGCGCTGGTCACGCTCTACAACCTCGCGCCGCTGGGCGAATATGAGGTCAATTTCAATTTTGGCGACGTGACCTACAACTATGAGGAGGACAAAGCCTCGTGGCGCGCCTACGTCATGCAGGGCTGGGTCCCGAAGTGGATGTACTTCGTAAAGTTCGAGGGCATGAGCGAGGAAGAAGCAAAGGCTATGACCGCAGAGGCTGACGCGGCGCAGATTGAGAAAGCCCAGCTTTTCGGCGCAGAATAGGAGGCGGCATAAATGCTGACCCCTCAGCAGATTCTGGATATCATCGAAACCTTGTACCCGCAAATCGACGAGTTGAACGTGTGGATCACCAGCGACCTTATCCGGCGAGTTATGGCACGGTTAGGGCGCGGTGAGGGCGTTTTTCTCACCGCCTCGGATGAATGGCAGCTTGAGGTTTATCAAGCCGCAGGCGGCCATTTGGACGCCGTACAGCGGGAAATCAAGCGCTGGACGAAGGCGACGGACGCAGAGATCAAGCGCATCTTCGAGGACGCCGGTATCAAAGCCCTTGCCTACGACAGCAATTTCTATGTTGAACACGGGCTTGCGGGCATTGAGCTTGCACAGTCTGAGAGCATGATCCGGCTGCTTGAGGACACCTACCAGCGCACGGCGGGCACCGTCCACAACTTTACCCGAACGACCGCGCACGCAAGCCAACAACGGCTGCTGAAAGCTCTGGACACCGCACATTTCAAGGTGGCGTCCGGCGCGACGTCGTACACGCAGGCCGTACAGGAGGCCGTCAGCAGCATTGTTGACACGCAAACGCAGGTCGTCTATCCCACCGGACACGTTGACACCATCGAAACCGCTGTGCTGCGGGCCGTTCGTACCGGCGTCGCGCAGGCGTCCGGCAATATGGCCGTTCAGGGTATGGAGGAACGCGACTGGGACATTGTGCTTGTGTCAGCGCACCTCGGCGCACGCTACGGCGACGGCGGTCAAAACCCCGGAAATCACTTCTGGTGGCAGGGCAAGTTCTACAGCCGGACAGGCCGAACGCCTGACCTGCCGCTTTTCGTGGAATCCACAGGGTATGGCACCGGCGAGGGCCTGTGCGGCTGGAACTGCCGCCACAGCTTCGGCCCCGGCGATCTGCGGCACAACCCATACGCGCAGTTCGACGATGAGGAGAACAAGAGAGCTTTTGACCTCAGCCAGAAGCAGCGCGGGAAGGAATCGCGCATCCGGCGCACGAAAACAAAGCTGGTCGGCCTTCGCACAGCCATTGAGGCAGCGGAGGACGCGGGCGTGAAAGCTACACTCGAAGCGCAGTACACGCGGACGGCAAAGCTGCTGGAAAAGCAGAATTTGGACTACAACCAGTTCTGCGAGGACAACGGCTTGAAGCGCCTCTCTGACCGCATCCAGATTGCAAAATGGACGCGGGAGGACGCGCGGAAATCCATTGCCGCCGCCCGCAGCAAGTGAATAATCGCAAAGCAGAGTTTTACAGCACCATTCCGGCGCTGTGAGGCTCTGCTTTTCTATGCCCCTTCCAGTATCGCCGGTGCAACTCCGGCAGGGGTACAAAATTGGACTATCGGCGGTCCTAACAATGCCGAAAACGGCCAGACGCTGCAACGTCTTAAATATCTGCTATTGCCGTTATACAGGAGGTTATATGAAAACCGAAGAACTGACCGCACTGGGGCTGAATGAAGATCAGGTCAAGCAGGTGTTCGCGCTCAACGGAAAAGACGTTGAGGCCGCGAAGGCTGCCAAGGACAAGACCATTGCAGACCTCACGGCAGAGCGCGACGGCCTGAAAACCCGTCTCGATACTGCCGAAACCACGCTGAAGAAGTTTGAGGGTATCGACCCGCAGCAGATTCAGCAGGAAATCCAGACCTACAAGACGCAGGCGGAGGACGCGGAGAAGAAATTCACCCGCGAGATCACGCAGCGCGATCAGAAGGACTGGATCACCAAGAAGCTGGACGAGTACGGCGTCACTTCTCCCTTTGCCCGCACGGCCCTTGTGTCCGAGTGTATGTCTCCGGACGCCGGTCTGACGTGGAAGGACGGCGCATTTTTCGGCTTTGACGACTTTATGAAAGCCGCCAAGCAGAAGGACGCCGGTCTGTATCAGACTGCCGAGGAAAAGGAAGCCGCAGAAAAGGCGGCAAAGCAGAAGGAAAAAGCGCCTGCTTTTACGGGACCCACGGGCGACCCCGGCACCGGCTCTGAGAAGTACACCCCGCCCAAAATTTTCTGATAAACAAAGGAGTATGAATTATGCCTCGTATTAACGCACTGAACATCCTGCTGGAAAGCGACGGCAAGGAATATCTTGCCGAGCTGTACGGCAAAACCATTGAGGGCGTCCAGAAGGCGCTGATCTCCGGCTCCATGAAGAACATGGACCTGTCCGGCGATCCTGTTTCTGGCACCGTCGAAGCCAAGCGCTTCGTCAACGCCACCCCCAAGAACTATGGCACCGCGCGTACCGCAGGCAAGGGCGACGCCGTGAAGGCAAAGCCCGTCACCGTTGCCATCGACACCGACCGCGAGATCGTCGAGGAACTGGAACAGAAGGACGTCCGCCTGTACGGCGTTGACGGCGTTCTGGACCGTCGTTCCGCAAACCACATCCTGCGCATGGCTGCCGAACTGGACAATGCGTTCTTCGCCGCTGCTGCCGGTAAGGCCACTGTGCTGAACCTGTCCGCCTACAAGACCATCTCTGACGAGCTGGAAGCCATCATTCAGGAGTGCGAAACCACCCAGAATGACTTCGTGGACGGCGTGCCTCGCTCTATGATGCACCTCGTTCTGTCCCCGAAGTATTACGGCATGATCCGTAACGACCTCGACAAGCAGACCAACAACGCGAATGTGAACACTGCCGCCGAGGAGTTCCTTGTGTGGCACGGCGTCCGCGCGTACAGCTGCGTCCACCTTCCCGCTGGCTGCAACTACCTGCTCATGGTCGAGGGCGCTGTCGCTCAGCCCATCATGGCCGATCAGTACACCGCTGAGAAGATTCCTCTCTCCAATGCCTACGGCGTCGAGCTGTTCTACCACTACGGCACCACCGTTGTCATGCCTGACCTGATCTTCAAGCCCGGCGTGTTCACCAAGGCGACCGCTTACGCTGCCGGTACTCAGTATTACACCGAGGCCAACGGCGTGTACACTGCCGTCTCCATCACGGAGTTCGCGTCCGGCACCACCTACTACACCATGGCCTGATGTAAGGAGGACGCTATGCTGTTTCGCAACCTGAAATCGGGCAACGTCGTAGCCGCCACCGACGAAACCAGCATTGAGCTGATGCAGAGGTCGGCCATCTACGAAGCCGTAGAAATCGCCCCTGCTGTCGCACCCGCGCCCGCAAAGGCGGAGGGCAAGCGCCGGAAGAAGCCTGCCGAGGCCGAAACGGACGCCCCCACCGAGGTGCAGGAAGACTAAGGAGGCGTTGATATGGCATACGCAGACTTTACGTTTTACGGCTCCGGCTACTTCGGTGACACGCTGACCGAGGAAACCGCCCCGAAGTGGCTTGAACGCGCCAGCGACGAGTTGGACGCGATCACCTTCGGACGGCTCACGTTCGCGTTCCCGACCGTGGAAGCCCACGCCGCCAAGGTCAAGAAGGCTGTTTGTGCCATTGCCGAAGCCCTCTACTGGATCGACGTCCAGCGGAGGGCATCTTCCGCGCAGAAAGCGGAGGACGGAAGCTATCACGGGGCTGTCGCGTCTATCTCGTCCGGACGGGAATCCATTTCCTATTCGGCGGGCAGCGCGAACAGCTCCGTTTATGCTGCCGCCGCGACAAGCGCAGAGGCACAAACAAATTTGATCGGCAGCATTGCCGCGCAGTATCTGGCAAATATCCCGGATGCAAACGGCGTCAATCTGCTGTATGCGGGAGGTGTTGGGCGTGTACCGCGACACAATAACGGTCTTTAATTACCACGCCGCAACCGGGCGCTGGTTTCCGTCCGTCATTTCCGGCGCTGACCTGCTGACCACAAAAGCCAACAGCGCGACAACTGCGGGAGGCAACAACGCTGACGCCGTGGACATCATCATCCATTGCACGGCGGACAAGCGCGTTCCCACAGGCGCGGGGATGAAAAGCTACACGGGACCGAAGGAGTATGCCCGCTGCGACAATCCAGCGCAGCACATCACCTTTGCCCCGGAGTGCGATTTCATTTTTGCCGGTGCATGGCCTGACACCGAGCCGCTGACCGACGACGACTACGACGAGGGGCTGTATCACGCCTGAACGCAGAGCGCGACGGTATCTACCTGATAAGCTCTGCGGGCTTTTACGGCCTTCTCCCTCACTTCGAGATTGGAGGGCGGTAATGTCCGATTTTCCGAAAATCTCCTACTCTGACGGCGGCGTACACGTCACTGTTGACCTGCGCGCGCTGGATCAGCGTATGCGCGAGGCGCAGCAGTGGCTGGGCGACCGCGTGCTTGAGGACTGCAAAGCCTGTATGCCGCTGTTGACCGGCAGCTTGCAGCAGCGTTCCCACACGGAGGACGACGGGAAAAAGGTCGTCTTCCCCGGGCCGTATGCGCGCTACCAGTACGGCGGTAAAGTTATGGTGGATTCCGTAACCGGCAAAGGCCCCCGCAAAATCCCTACAGGCCCCGGTGAATACATCCTGCGTTTCCGCAAGGGCGCAAAGCTCGTTGCCACCGACAGGCCGCTGAAATACTCCAACCCGCAGGCCGTTCCGCAATGGTTTGAACACGCCAAACGGCAGAACAAGCAATTCTGGATCGACGGCGTGAAGGAGAAAATCGGAGGTAAATAACCATGCCGTCGAAAACGGTCATCGACATTGACGGCTCTGAGGCCGTCAGCAAAATTCTTCTTGACCTGCTGAACAAGTTCCCCGGTCTGACCACCGGCAAAAAATCCATCCTGTTCTCCACGCTCTCGGACGCTTCGGGGATCGGATTCTTTCCGATTTCCGGTGCGGCTTTGCAGAACAGCACAGAGGACGTCACCGGTCACGTCACGCAGGTCTGCCAATACCCGTTCAATGTGGTCTACCGCGCCGCTCCGAAATCCGAAACTCAGCGCATCCGCATCAAAGAATTCCTTGATGCGCTGGGCAAGTGGCTTGAGCGGCAGCCGGTCACGCTGAACGGCAAGAGCCACCAGCTCAGCGCATACCCCGCGCTGCTGGCTGGCAACCGCGTCATCAAGAAAATCAGCCGCACAAGCCCTGCCTACCTCAACTCCGCCTATCAGGACGGCGTTGAAGATTGGCTCATTGCCCTGCGGCTGGACTACAACAACGAATTTGATATTTGAGGAGCTGAAATTATGCCGAAAATCGAACGCAAGTATCTTGCCCATTTCCTCGACGCCAAGTTCGGCGTCAAGACGCAGGGCGAGGAAACCTACACCCCGAATTATACCCGTCTCGGCAAGGACCTTGAGGAGTATAACGAGGAGCTGAACCCCGACGTTGAGGTCAACAAAAACATTCTGGGCGAACAGAACGTCGTCCACAATGGCTACGAGGTGCAGTCTGAGGTTGACCCCTTCTATGCCTACAGCGGCGACCCGCTGTTTGAACGTCTCGCAAAGATCGCCAATGAGCGCCTGACCGGCGACGACTGCATGACCACGAAGGTTGACGTGCTGCTTAACAGCGACGGCACCGTGGCATGGGCCTACCGCGAAGACGTGTGGGTCGTTCCCGAATCTGTCGGCGGTGACACCTCCGGCGTGCAGATTCCCTTTACCGTGTACAACGCGGGCAACCGCGTCAAGGGCACCTTCGACCTCACCACGAAGACCTTCACCGCAGACACCAACGCTGCGGGCTAATCATCCACCCCGCCGCCCTGTGTATTAGGCGCAGGGCGGCAACATTTTGAATTCAGGAGGCAATTAAAATGGCTGACAAACTGGTACAGCAGAATTTCAATGAAATCATCATCGACGATGGCAGCGTAAAGGTGCCTATCCGAAACAAGCACGGGGAACAGATCGGGGAATTCTCCTTCCGACCGACCGACATCGGCATTGTGGATCGCTTCAACAGTGTTGCCGCAGAGTTCGACAAGATCGTCGAGCCGCTGGAAAGCGTCAACATCAAGCCGGACGGCACTGTGGACGAACAGAACGAAGCCGAGTTCGCAGCATTGCGTGAGGCCGAAAAGCGCCTGTACGCCGCCTGTGACAGGCTCTTTGGCGGCAATATGTCGGAGGCGTTCTTCGGCAAGATGCACCCGTTTTCCCCCATCAACGGTCATTTCTACTGCGAAAACGCGCTGTCTGCGGTCGGTGCTTATATCTCCCGCCAGTTCGACCGCGAGGTGAAGAAAGTCAACTCCCGTGTTGAGCGGTACACCCACGGCTACCGTACTGGCAAGCACAAGGGCGGTAAAAAATGATCGGAACACTGCCGCGAAGTCTTGAGGTAAACGGTAAGTTCTACCGTATTCGCAGCGATTTTCGGGACGTTTTGAAAATCGTGATCGCCTTCGGTGATCCCGACCTCGAAGACAAAGAAAAGGCTTATATCTGCCTGTTCATTTTGTTCAAGGACTTCGACGCAATTCCAAAAGACGACTATGAGGCGGCCTTCAAGGCCGCTCTCGCTTTTATTGACCACAATGACAAGCCGGAGGACACGGGCGGAAAGCCTCCTCCGCGCGTCATGGACTGGGAACAGGACGAGAGCATCATGTTTCCAGCGGTCAATAAGGTTGCCGGTTTTGAGGTCCGTTCCGCCCGGTACGTCCACTGGTGGACCTTTATGGGCTACTACATGGAGATTTCGGACGGCGTTTTCGCGCAGGTGCTCAACCTGCGTCTGAAGCGCGCAAAGGGCAAAAAGCTGGAAAAGTGGGAGCGCGAATACTGGATTTCCAACCGCGCTATTTGCGCCCTACGCACGAAGCTGTCTGAAGAAGAACAGGCAGAAAAGGATAGGATCGACGCGCTACTCGGCTAAGAAAGAAGGTGGTTAAATGGCAGATCAGGCTGACGGCTCTATCATCATTGATACCGAGATAAATTCGGACGGATTTAAGGCCGGAAGCGCTGAATTGCTTGCGGCTATCAAGGCACTGTCCACAGAGGTCAAGAATCTGGGACAAACGCTGAAAGAACTTTTCAGCAAGCCGCTGACACCTGAAATCAATACAGGTGGCGCAGAGGATAAGGTTGCAGCGCTTGAGGCAAAAGTACAGGAACTGCAAACCTCCCTCGAAGAATTACAGAATACCAACGGCAGCGGCACGCCTGCGCCGGAAACAGCTACACCGCAGGTGAACATCGGTGGTGTGACGGAAAAGGCATCCGGTTTGCAGCGTGAGATCGACGCCGTGAACAGCAGCGTGCAGAAGCTGGAACCGACCTTCCAGAAAGCCATGTCCGGCAGCGAGAGCGCTATGACCTCCTTTGAGGGCAAGGCAAGCACGCTGGAAAGCAAGATTGCGGAGCTTCAGGAACGGCTGGATGCAGTCGGTCAAACGCAATTCCCGACGCAGGAATACGCAGAACTCTGTGCGGAGACTGAAAAAGCCGGTCAGAAGCTCGAATCTCTCCTCAATAAGCAGGAGAAAATGCAGGCTCTCGGCGTGAGTGAAAATTCCGCCCAGTGGAAAAACCTGCAATACGACCTTGATTTGACCGCACAGAAATATGACCGGCTCGAAGCCGCAAAGGCGAAAATGGAGGCCTCCGGCACCGCATTTCAGGCGGGCGTGGACACGACGCAATACGCGCAGATGGAATCTACACTGTCCGCAGCAGCGGCCCGTCTGGATGAAATGCGCGCCGGTACACAACAGTCGGAAAGCCTTATGAGCCGCCTCGCCAGTAGCGCACGAAATGTCGCATCTTTCATCGGCAGAGCGGCAAAGTCGGCTGCCGGGGCGCTTGCATCCGGTATCAAGGCCGCCGCATCCGGCATGGCAAAAATGCTGTTCCACAGCAAGAAGATGAACAGCCAGTTTGGCGGGCTGATTTCCGGCGCGAAGAAATTTGCACTCAGTTTGCTTGGCGCGCGCGGCGTCTGGGCGCTGCTGCGGAAAGCGGTCAGCGCCTATATGGCCGAAAATCAGCAGCTCTCCAATACGCTGTCCGCCTGTTGGTCGGGCATCGGAAACCTGCTGGGGCCGATCATTACACGCATTATCAACCTTGTCGCACAAGCTGTCGCCTATGTGACCGCGTTTCTCAAGCTCTTTGGCATCTATGGAAAAACTGCATCCAAAGAAATCAGCAGCGCAGGCGGGGCGGCATCCAAAGCTACCGATAAGCTCAAACGGCAGCTGGCCGCGTTCGATGAACTGAACATTCTCAGCGATAACAGCTCTGACGGTGGCGGTGGTGGCGGTGCCGGTGATCTCGGAAGTCTGCCCGACGTAACGCTGCCCGACTGGGCAAAACTTATGGTCGAGCAGATCAAGGCCGGTGACTGGGCCGCAGCTGCAAACACGCTGGCAACAAAGCTCAATGAAATGGTCGATACCGTAGACTGGGTGGGCATCGGCGATAAGATCGGGTACTATTTGAATGGCGCATTGACGTTCCTTGCGACGTTCATCCAGAACTTCGATTGGAAAAACCTTGCGTCGCGCTTTGCAGAACTCCTAAACCACATCATCACTGGCGTGGACTGGGGAAATCTCGGTGTGATCCTGACCGGAAAATGGGCAATCATCCTGAAATCGCTTGATGGCTTTTTTGGTACGCTTGACGGCGCAGCAGTGAGCAAGGCCATCACGGATTTCATGTACGGGACCGTGAACGCCGCCGACTGGATCGGTATTGCGGGAAGTCTCGCAAAAAACATCAGCAATTTCATTTCGGACATTGATTTTTCGGCACTTGCCGAAGCGCTCAGTACGCAAATCAGAACGGCGCTTCAAAGTATGGTCGCTGCTGTCGAGAACTTCGACTGGGCAATGCTCGGAAGAAAAATCGCTGATTTTCTCAACGGAATTGATTGGAGCGGAATTTTCTCTGATCTGACAAAATTGCTTGGCGGCCTGCTTATCGGAGCGCTCAATCTGCTTGTCGGCTTTGTGGATCAGGTCGATTGGACCGGCCTTGCAGACGAAATCTGGGCCTGTCTTGAAAGCCTTACCACCGATATTGACTGGGACGGTTTCGGTGAACTGCTTGGCAAGTTTATCAGCGGAGCGATAACCGGCGTTCTCGATCTCATTACGTCTCTGTTCTCAGATCATGACTGGGGCGAAATGGTGCAAAACCTGATCGGCAGTCTGGGTGAGGCGCTGGGCGCGGTAATCGAAAACATTGACTGGCTTGGCTTGCTGGAATCCCTTGCAACCGCTCTTGTCAGTATTATCGTTCAGATCCCCAGCATTATTGTGGGTGCCATTGGCGGAATATCCGACCTGCTTGCAAGTTTGTTTGAGGCAATCGGCCTCGATTCTATCGCTGGTTTCTTCCGTGGAATCGGAGACGCAATGCGCGACGCCGGTTCGTGGCTGAAAGCGCACGTCGTAGACCCCGTTGTGAACTGGGTAAAGAACCTGTTTGGCATCCACTCTCCGTCTACTGTATTCGCAGAAATCGGTACATTCCTTAT